CAACCAGGTGAAGCATTAATCTTACAAAACTTTGAACCCGATATTAAGGGTGGATATAGACGTGTTAGTGGCACAGCACAATATAATACAACACAAATACCAGAAGGTAGTAGTAATTCAAGTTTAATAGTTGATTGTTCAATTATATTTAATGATCAAATAATTGTAGCTAGAGGTGGTGATATACATAGAGGAACTACATCAGGAAGTTTTACATCATTAACAACTGGATTGGGAACTTCAACTCAAGCATACGATTTTGAAAAATTTAATTTTAATGGTACTGATAAATTAATTATAGCAACAGGCCATTCACCTGCACAAATAATTAATACAAGTTTTGCAGTAGATGTAGTAAATGCAACAGGTGGTGGAACAGCTCCAACTAATCCTAAATTTGTAAAAGCATTTCAAAACCATATGTTTTATGCTGGTGCATCTAATTCACAAGAAGTTATATTTAGTGTACCATTTGAAGAAGATAATTTTACTACAGGTAGTGGTGCAGGATCATTTAAAGTTGACTCTACAGTTGTAGGATTAAAAGTATTTAGAAATGAATTAATTATATTTTGTGAAGATAGAATATATAAATTAACTGGAACATCAAGTTCTACATTTGCAGTTCAAGAGGTTACAAGAAATATTGGTTGCAGAGATGGTGGTAGTATTCAAGAGATTGGTGGTGATGTAATATTTTTAGCACCAGATGGTTTAAGAACTATAGCAGGTACAGCAAGAATTGGTGACGTTGAACTTGGATCTATATCTAGACAAATACAATCTAGAATTGATGATATTGGATTAAGTAGAATATCATCTATGGTTATAAGATCTAAATCACAATACAGAATATTTTATCCAACAACAGGTGGATCACAAGGATCATCAAAAGGAATTATAGGTGTATTAAAAAATAATCCTAATAGAGGTTCTATTGGATTTGAATATGCAGATATGGTAGGAGTTAAACCAGCATGTACAGATTCAGATTTTATAAGTGCAACTGAAACTCAAGTATTTGGTGGTTTTGATGGTTTTATTTATAAAATGGAAACAGGCAATACATTTGCTGCAGGAGCTGCAACTAATACAATTCAAGCAGTATATAGATCACCAGATATGGTAATGGGTGATCCAGGTTTAAGAAAATATATGCAAAGAGTTAATCTTAATTATCAAGGTGAAGGATCAACTATTAATGCAAGTTTAGCATTAAGATATGATTATGATGATCAAGCTACACCACAACCAACAAAAATAAGTTTACCAAATGCAGGTGGTGCTGGGCAATATGGAGCAGCTTCTTATGGAGGTTCTTTATATGATGCATCAGGTGTCCCACTTTTAAGACAAAGTATTGAAGGATCTGGTTTTGCAGTTGCATTACAAATAGATGATCAAAATAGTGCAGATTCATTTTCAGTTAAAGGCTTTCAATTAGAATTTACCCCAGGAGGAAGAAGATAATGGCAGGATATTCATCACGACAATCCACATTTACAACAGGCGATACTATATTAGCAGCTCATTCTAATGATGAGTTTAACCAACTGTTAGCTGCGTTTAATGCAACAACAGGACATACTCATGATGGAACTGCTGGTGAAGGTGGGCCTATAACATCTATCAGAGATGCTGATAGTTTAAATAAAGTTTTAGTTGACTCTACAAACAATCATTTAGAATTTTATGTAGAAGTATCATCATCAGCTGTACAACAAATAAGAGTACAAGATGGTGGAATAATTCCTATTACAACTAATGATATTGATTTAGGTACAAGTTCATTACAATTTAAAGATGCATTTTTTGATGGAACAATAGAAACAGATGCTCTTACATTAAACGGAACAAATATTACATCTTTATTTCCAAGTTTAACAGGTGCAACATTTACAGGTAATATAGAAATAGATGTAGCAACAGGAGATCCTGCAATTATATTAGATACACAAGGTGCAGATAAATTTCACTTTGCAGTAGATGATTCAGATTCAGATAATTTAGTAATTAAATCAGGTGGAACTGTTGGTTCAGGAAGTGGACTAAAATTAGATAGTTCAGGTAATTTAATTGTAGATGGAGATCTTACAGTTACTGGTGATGATATTACTATGGGCACAAATACTTCAGGTAATTTATTAGTTGCAGATGGTACAAATTTTAATTCAGTAGCTGTTGGTGATTTATCAGAAATATCCTCAGTTGCAGCAGATGATGTTTTATTAGCAGTAGATACTTCAGGTGGTGGTCTTAAAAAAATTGCTAGATCAACATTAGTATCAGGACTTGCTACATCTTCAGCAATAGCAAATGTTGCAGATGATAGCACACCACAATTAGGTGGAGACTTAGATGTTAATGGTAATGATATTGTATCAGTATCTAATGGTAATATTAATTTATTACCTAATGGTAGTGGTAAAGTTATTATAGATGGTAATGGTACGGCAGGTGGTGTAAGTATTACAGATGGTAATATAGATATTAGAACAGGAACTGGTGCTGTATCAAAAATAAAATTTTATTGTGAGTCTTCAAATGCTCACGCACAAACTTTACAAGCACAACCACACTCAGCATCTAGTTCAGCAGATATTACATTACCTGTAGCAACTGGTACACTAGTTGGAACAGGAGATACTGGTTCAGTAACAAATGATATGTTAGCTGGATCTATTACAGCAGCAAAATTAGCTGGAAGTATTGGTGATAGTAAATTATCTACAATATCAACTGCAGGTAAAGTTGACATTGGTGCTTTAGAAATAGATGGTGCTACAGATATTGGTGCTGATTTAACTACATCAGATTTAATTATTGTTGATGATGGTGCAAATGGTACTGAAAGAAAAGCAGCATTATCAAGATTAATAACATTAGTAGATGCTAATGCAGGTTTTGCAACAAAAGGTTTTGCTACAGCAATGGCAATTGCGTTATAACAGGAGGATAAATGGCTCAAGATTTTGAATCAAACGGTGCACAAATAACAAACTCAAATACTACAATATTTACATCAAATTCTGATGATGCGATTGTTGGCTTAAGATTAGCTAATATTCTTACATCAACAGTAACATGTAGCGTATTTGTAAGTGAGGGAGGATCAACAACAAGATATCTTGTAAAAGATTTAAGTATTCCACCAGCAAGTTCAGTAGAACTAGTTAATGGTGGTGCTAAAATTGTATTACAAACTGGTGATATATTAAAAGGTATTTCATCTGCAGCAAGTAGTGTTGATGTTTGGTGTAGTGTTGTAGATAGTATTAGTACATAATAATTATAGAGAGGTAACATGGCAGCAACAATAAACGGAGTTTTATATATAGGCGATAAGCCTGCATCCGAAGATGTATTTGAACATGCATCAGTTATGGATGAAAAAATGTTGATAGAAGGTAATGCAGTTCTAGCAGGACCAGTAACATTTACATCAACTGTAACAATAGCAGGAACATTGGTAATAGTATAATGAGTAAAATAGAAGTAAATACAATAGACGTACAGTGTGGTTCAACTCTTACAGTTGGATCATCAGGTAAAACTGTAACCCTTGCAAGTGGTGCAGCTCAATCAGGATTTGGTAGAACAGGAACAGTTGACTGGTGTACAACGGCTAAAACATCTCCTTTAACAGTAGCATCAGGCAACGGATATTTTATTAATACATCGGGTGGAGCAATTACGGTTACACTTCCAAGTTCACCCTCTGCTGGTGATATTGTTGCACTCAAAGATTATGGTAATACTTGGCAAACTAATAATGTAACAATAGGTAGAGGAGGTTCAAAAATTAATGGAACTTGTTCTTGTGCAGTATTAGATACAAAATCTCAATCAGTAACTTTAATTTACGTAGATGGTACAAAAGGCTGGCAAGATATTCATGACTCAACTGCAAATGTTTCAGGAGCTTCATTTGTAGCTGCCTGCGGTGGAAATACTACTATTACTTGTGGTGATTTTAAAACTCATATTTTTACAGCTGATGGACCTTTAAACGTCACAGCAGCAGGTAATGCAGCAGGTTCAAATACTTTTGAATATCTTGTAGTAGCAGGTGGAGGTGCTGGAGGTGGTGGTATGACTGGTGGTTCAGGATCAGGTGGAGGTGCAGGAGGGTTTAGATATTTTTCATCATTAAGTCCAGCAGGAAGTCCATTAGTGGCTCCAGCAGGTTTAACAGCTTCAGTAGCAGATGTTCCAATTACAGTTGGTGCTGGTGGTACAGCTTACCCCAATGCCTGTGGTAGAGGTACAAATGGTGGAAATTCAGTTTTTTCAACTATAACATCAGCAGGTGGTGGTGCAGGAGCAACAGGTAATGATGGTTCTCCACAAAATGATGTAGGTCCACAAACATCTCCAACAAATAGATTAGCAGGTGTTGCAGGCGGTTCGGGTGGTGGTGCAAGAGGCACAGCTATACCTGGAAATCCTGCGGCAATTAAAGGTCCTGGAAATACACCACCAGTAAGTCCTCCTCAAGGAAATGATGGTGGAGATAATCCAGCGGCACCTGAAAAAGCATCAGGCGGTGGAGGAGGTGCTGGTGCAGCAGGTGCAACAGGATCAAGTCCTCAATGTAGTCCAGGTAGTGGTGGTGATGGAGGAATAGGTTCTAATATAGTTACAGGTTTTTTTGGTCCAACAGCACCAAGTTATGGACAAGCACCAAGTCCTTTAGCACCAAACGGAAGATATTTTGCAGGTGGTGGTGCAGGTAATGGTTATAACGCACCAGCAAGTGGAACTGGAGGTGCAGGTGGTGGTGGAGATACTTCATCATTAGGAGCAGGTGGAGCTGGTGATACAAATACTGGTGGTGGTGGTAGTGGAGGAAGTGGTGGTCCAGGTAGACCAAATGATTTAGGAGGAGCAGGTGGTTCAGGATTTGTAGCAATAAGGTATAAATTTCAATAGGTAATATATGACAAGTAAAATTAAAGTAGATAATATTAGTAAAACTTCAGATGACTCTAATGTCATTAATAAATGTGGATCAACTGTAACAGTAGGATCAGCACCAGGTAATCTTCGATCTGGCACAAATAATTTACAAGCATCAGATGGTGGAAATTTAATTAGTCAATGTGGTTCAACAATAACTTTAGGAGCAAGTGGAGATACAATCACTTTAGCTTGCGGTGCTTCGCAATCAGGTTTTGGTAGAGCAGGTTCTGTAAATTGGTGTTCTACTATTTATACAAATAGTCCAGGTACTGTTACTGCTACAAGCGGTAAAGGATTTTTTTTAAACACAACTTCAGGATCAATAACCATCACTTTACCTTCATCTCCTAGTTTTGGAGATATCGTTGCGATAAAAGATTATGCGAACACTTTTGATTGTAATTCAGTAACGGTTAATAGAAACGGATCAAAACTATCAGGGGCTTGTGCAAATGGACTTCTTGCAACAGAGGGTCAATCAGTTACGTTAGTTTTTACAGATTCTACAAGAGGGTGGATAAATGTTAATACAGATACAACTGTCGAAGCACCAGCTTTTATATCAGCTAGTGGCGGAACAGTAACTACATCAGGTAATTATAAAATTCATACATTTACTGGAGATGGCACTTTTACAGCTACTGCTGGAACTTCAGCACCTAATAATGAAATATCTTATTTAGTGGTTGCAGGTGGTGGTGGATCAGGAGCATCTCAAAGAGGTGGAGGTGGTGCAGGTGGATTTAGAGAAGATAAATCAAGCAATGATACTTATACAGCATCACCATTAGATGGTGCTGGAACTATTAATATTACAACAGGAACTTTTCCAATTACAGTTGGAGCTGGTGGTTCTCCAGGACCAAGTGCTTCTTCATGCGCAAGCACAAATGGAGCTAATTCAATATTTAGTTCAATAACATCTACAGGTGGTGGAGCTGGTGGAAGTGGTAATTCACAACCAGGTGGTCCATATCCAGGTGGTGGTCCAGGTGGTTCTGGTGGTGGAGCAGGAGAAAATCAACAAGTAACTTCAGGTAATGGAAATAATCCACCTGTTTCTCCCCCACAAGGTAATGATGGTGGTACTAGTTGGAGAGGTGGACCAAATTCAGGTTCTGCTGCAGGAGGTGGTGGCGCTGGAGGAGCAGGTGGACCTATTGCTTCTCAATCTCCTCAATCAAAAGGTGGTAATGGTGGAGTAGGAGTATCAACAAGTATTACAGGATCACCTTTAGCTTATGCTGGTGGAGGTGGAGGTGGTGGTTATGCAAGTCCAGCATCAAGTTCAACTCCATCAAATACAGGATCTGGTGGAACTGGTGGTGGCGGAAATGGAGCTGTTGGCACTGTAACTTCTGCACAAGCAGGAACTGCTAATACTGGTGGTGGAGGTGGTGGTGCAGCACACCCTACTGCATCTACTAATATTGGTGGCTCTGGCGGTTCAGGAATAGTAATAATAAGATACAAATTTCAGTAGTTGAATGATAATTAAAATTAATATATAAGGAGAAACATTATGGCACATTTTGCAAAACTAGG